CAAAACCTGTCTTCCACGGACGGGTATTGATGGTCTGCCAACACAGTGACACACCCTCACAACTGTCACAGTGACAGTCTTAGTAACCTGTCAACGGAAAACGTTAACCCTCTTCCAAATGATCAAATCTCTGATTGTGAGTGGTGCCGTCGCTACAGCAACTGCGCTGGCATCTCCTGTTTTCGCAGGCGAAGTGTACGTAAACCCGGAATATAACGCCGGATTTACTGGTGCTGAGTTTGTTGGTTCCTCTCTGGAGCTGCACGCTGGCTTCCAAGATGGACCTTTCTACATTCAAGCTGGACCGGCTCTGTCTAACGATGGATCTGATTCTGAGTGGGGGTTTTCTGGCAAAACCGGTGTTTCTGCTTCTGTGAGCGACAGCCTCAGCCTTTACACCGAGGTTAGCTACTCTAAGTTTGAAGACGTTGATGCTGGTTATGGTCTTAAGCTTGGTGGCAAATACGCTTTCTGAGCTAACTTATAGCTGAGCTGGTCCTCCCCTCTCCTGGTCTCACACAGCAGGAGGGGGTTTTTTATGATCAAAAGTTTTATCGTTTTCTTGTTGAGCTTATTTTGTTTTATTGAGCTATTCCATTTAAGATATCACCATCAACAGCCTTCCCACGAGGTTAAGTCAAATGCAAAAAGTTTTTAATGTTTTGTCTGTAGCGTCTTTTGTGATGTCAGCAGGCATGCTTGGCAGCTCTGTAATGTTGTACTCACGTCTTCCAGGCATGATTACTCGTTATACAGACAGCATTACTGGCGATGTGACTGGCAAAGTCACCGAAATAATTCCAGAACAGATTGAGGACGTTATGCCAGAGTTGCCTACTGAGACTGGATTGCCCATCAAGTTTCCATGAGTGATCAGGTCAATTCACCGCCCCATTACAAACAAGGTCGCGTTGAGGCGATTGAAGTTATCGAGGATGTAGTTGCTGGAGCGCCTGACGCTGTAACTGGGTATTTGGTGGGGCAGACCATGAAGTACTTGCTGCGGGCATGGCACAAGGGCAACACCGTGCAAGACCTACAGAAAGCTGCTTGGTACTTAAATCGGGCTATCGACAAGCTAAATCCATGACACAAGAAAACCCCGTCTTAGGCGGGGTTCTCAAGGCTCTGTCATTCCATCAGCCAGGGCTAGAGCAACCCTTCACGCATTTCAGCGTGCCCAGACCTCAAAGTTGAGCGGTGTACGGACCTACAAGGTAGGCGGCAGGCGACGCAAAGGCCGACTGTCTCTTTGACATGCCTTTTATAGCACAGGAAAAGTCAGGTCACCATTTTGGTATTGGCAGTGGGGTCAGTTTCTGGAACGTCAGACAATGGCTTCTGCTCAAATGATGCAAGCCATTCACGCAAAGCATCTCCTGTTGGGGTTTTTGGCGGCCATTTGACAAATTTCAACAGT